GGAACCAAAAACACGAACAACATACGGGAGAAAAGAGTGATTAGTTTTGGTCATATTTATGATTTTTTTATTTAGAATTAGGAGTATTTTCATTTTCGTTAGTATTTCTATGTCTACTTTCAAGAGATCCCCTGCTTACGCGGAAGTGGTTTTCAAGGTTCTTGATTCCTGCTCTGCTGGTACTTATTCGATAGATGTCTGCCGAAAGTTCAGATGGAATTTCCCCGGAGGACAGTTTGGTGTCCGCACAGAGGAGGTCGTGTTAGACCACGCGGAGCTACCTACTAGTGGAACGACACTTCCCGGAGGCAGTCTAGAAAGCTGGGTCTTTGAGATGGAGGACCGTAAACGTGAAGGTAAAGAGGGATTCGCTCTTTTCCCGAAGCCCATAAGGGATGTTCTCATGGATAGGAGAAGAATATTCCGCCCAACTATTAGAAACCAGGACGGATGGATCGCTAATGCAAAGCTAATGATGGAAGACGTTGGAGAAGTTTTACTGGGAATGCCGTCTGTCTACGAGCTCTGTCACATTATTCTACTACAGTCTAGAGAGACTAAGAATCGGAGAGTACCTATCTCGGGAGACTTTTATGCTACTAGTAGAGAGATGTATCTTGGCGGGAGTTGCTCTTCAGATCTCTCTCTTGGGGATATGGATCTCTTACACTGCGTTTTTAACGAGGTAATCAGCAAAAATGGGGTCCACTTCCTTACAAAATGTATAAGTTCATTGGATAGGCTACACGGGTCCGCGAGCACCTGTCGAGTCACTCCTGAGGACCAGGACGTTGCAGATCACGTTGACTCCAAGGACGCTTTTGACGAGGATGAATATGACTGGGACTTTACGCGCAGCCATTACATTGGGGAGCATTGTGTAACGGTCAGGCCGAGATGCGTTCTGTGGAAAAAGAACGACAAGTGCTGGGTCCTAGGGCTTTCGGACATCAGAAAGGTCACCCAGTACGTTACTGGTGTACGTAACTATATTGTGGGTCTTTCAGGGGATGCTGCAGTTGGTACGTTCACAAAGGGAACAACACTTCTAACGTCGATAGCTTACGTTAGTGAAGAGTCACTTAGGGTTGCAGACCATGGTAGAAGACTAAAAGTTGGGGAACATTTAGAGCTATGCAAGTCTTACAAAGCAGCTCTTGCCATAGTCAAGGCTAATATTGCGGGAGAAATGTCCACTCAATACCTTCCAGCTCTGTGGGACGATATAAGCTCTCTCTCAATTGGACAGAGAATTCTCCCGACAATGAGGGACTATGTGACCAAGTGTCTGAGTCTTCCTCCGACTGGGGCACTCCCGTTGGCAAAGGTTTTCCGGCTGATGCCCCCTCCTGACGTATGGATAGTTGACGCCCTAAGGGAAAGATGGGAAAAGGCCAGTGTCATAACCAACATTGGGGAAGAAAGATGCGAGGAGTTCAAGGAGTCTCTTAAGGAGGTTATCTTAACGGCTATCATGAAAGGTAAGAAATACCAACTCACTAAGAAGGAGGGCGTGATGAACCCGATCTGGTGGGAAGAATATATGGCACGTCAGTACAAGAAGGTTCCAACCGCCGAGCTAGCAAATGTTTTTGAAACTCGAGGTGTAATCCCTATGGTAGAGCGTAGCAGGTATGATCCAAAAACCTGGAAAGACTCTGGATGCGGAGCTGATACCCTCGACGAAGGCCTCTCAGATGACCGCTCAAGGGAGGAGAAAAACTTTCTTTTACGCATGATGTATGACAATACTTGCCCGATGCCTGAGGACCATTATGTCGATGCTGAGGGACTTGCCGAGGCGGGGCTCAAAGGCGAAAGTCACAAAAAGAGAATTTACTATTCGAACAAGGTAGCGTCGAGGCTCAAACAGTCGCGAACGGACGCCACTGTAGGTGACGTTATGGAAGCCCACCCTAGCTTCGCTATTGAGAAGACAGGTGTTGAAAGAGATAACGCCTTCGAGAAGCTATCAGCCCCACCCAGCTCGTCTGACTACTGGGAAAGAACGGGAGACTCACGGGACCTGGCGGTCTTGTACTATAGCTTTGACATAAAAGACTGGTCGTCTGGCATGGCATCCGATATCCAAAAGGCGTCTCATGAAGTCTGGGACCATTTTACTGGAACTAAAGAGTTCAGTGAAACAGAAGGAAATCATCACTTAGCTAAGGTTTACGTCAATCAAGATGGTGTAAAAGCTTGGTACACTAACGGAAGTGCAAACTTTGAAGGCTACAATGGTAAGGAAATGACCGCCCTACACATTGCTATCATGACGATTGCGGTTAGGCGACTTAGGGAGGCTCTCCCAGACATAGATCCTAAGCTTCTAAGTATCAGTCTTCAGGCGTATATTGACGACGGCCTGGCGAAGCTGGTCTTACCGAAGGAAGAAGCCATGAGGGTGTTCAAAGTGTGGTGCGATGTAGTAGTGGACACCTGGGCAGAGTTTGGATTTAAGATCGAAAGAAAGAAGAGCTTCCCTAGTCCAGCCTACTTTGAGTTTCTCGGGGAGGAATACTATGCGGGAGGACATCTTGCCACCGGCTCCAAGGCTGCCATGAGAATCACTGCTGATCCTTTTGAGATATATGAGTCACTAGGGGATAGGGTAGCAAAGATAAGTAGCGCATGCCGTGGATCATCTGTTGCTGGGCTTCCTTCACCGAGCGCGTATCTTATGCAGTGTTACATGGTAGTTAATGAATTAAGAAAATGGGTGAAGATCTCTGATCCTACCGCAGCTGCCTGTTGGACCTTAACACCTACCGCAATGGGAGGACTGGGAATGCCAGGTTTGTTTCAACAGACGACCAACGCCAGTGGCGCATCTTTAGAGGAGGGAATGAACAATCTATACTCATGGGCTCTGAACAACCCTGCAGTACGTCAGGTCTACGTCTCTCTTGTACGAAGAGGTTTACGTGATCGTGAGCCAGATAAGGTTCTTTCGGTCCCTTTGGGTGGACAAGCCGACTGCGCCATGGTAGACTTTAACCCAGTTGGTGCGAAAATATCGCGTGCTCTTAGAAATCACCAGAGAGAGGGACGTCTTTCCCAGCTAGGGAGCTACATGATGGAAATGGAGAATCCGGATAGCTACAAGGCTTTTGCAAAAACTACTCTGTCGTTGGAACCGTCGGTCATCTACCAGGAGGCCCTCCTTAACGACTTGGCCGAGCCAGTTCCCCAAAGAATTAACCGTGCATTCATCAACAGATTTGAATCGGCGAGGACCATATCCCTTTTTGTTGGACGTTATTCGATGCTTGCGACTCACCGTAACTCCAGACGGGTTGCAAAGAACGCGTACATGTCTTTCCGCTTGGAGGCTGGGGTGAGTAACGAAGCCAGCGAGAAGAGGACTTCCTTCTCTCCCGTAATCAGAATGACCATTAGACCCGTCTGATATCGTTTATTATTAGACATTCGCAAGATGAAGAGCACGGTGAACGCCCGTGCGCTCTAGGTGGTAATACCTAGCTTCATGACGATAATAGTAATAAAAAACGAAACAAAATAAGACGGAAACATAACGTATAAAGCTATAATTCTTTTCTTACTACTAATTGTTTTCCTCCCGTTTGTTTTTCACG